GATGTGCTTTTGCATCATCTTTTGAGCGCGTTTTACTACGTCGGTGTTATCTACGGCTAGGCCGATAAAGTCCTTCGGCTTGAAGTTCTTTTCGGTACCTCCGAATAGCTGCCAGGGCGCATAGTAGGCGCCTTGCTTTCGGCTACCGCGTAAGCCTACCACTACGTAGGCTTTTGTAGTACCCTTGTTGGCCCACTTATTTATAGACCCGTAAAGGTTATAGAATTTAGCACCTAAAGCGCTGCGGCTTTTCATGCGTACTCCTTTTGGCTCTTGGCTATCTGCGTAAGCCTGGCGGCGTGCCTCCGTAACTAGGGGCTGCGCCTCTTTTAAAAGTAAATTACGCACCTCACGAAAACGCATAGTTTCGCTGGTGCCTAATTTGCGTAGACGTTGGCGGAACTCTTCAAAGTTCTCGGTACGTCCCGACTGGCTGCGTAGGTATACTTTAGAGCGTGCCATTATCGCGCAATTTAGTCTTTACCAAAATATAGCGCTTGCGGCCCTCCGGGGCTACGCTTATAATGTCGTAGTACTTACCTCCGTAACCTAGCTTCCATTCTGCGGTAACTGCGGTTTGGTAACGCAAACGCCAGTTAACCGTGTATTGGCTTTGCATTTGATCGTTAACCAGCGCTTCGCTGCCGGCTACCTCAATGCCTGGTATAACCTCTTGGGCGTAGAAGTCCCCGGCGCTAGCAAAACTGCGCTTAACCTGGCCGCTAGCGTTTACGCTGGTGGTTGGTTCGTATAGGGTTACGCGTCGGTCTAGGGTCATGCAAAATTCCTACGGTAACGGAATACGATACGATCAAAGAAACGCGGGCCGACGTTGTAAGGCATATCGTCGCCGAAGTCGTACCCGAATTTGACACGCTGGTAAATAGCGTGGATTAAGTCTTTAGGCGCTGCGGCATAGCCAGCCGTATAGACAATAACCATACGGTCGCCCTCTTCGCCAATAGAAGGGCTAATAACGCCGTCGAGTAGTTCGTACTCGGTGTCGGCGGTTGCTACTCCCTCTACGTAAACCGTAACTGAAGTAACGCTACCTAGCGGCCAGTAGGGAAGCTCGTAAGAGCTTGCCCATACTGTGTCGCTGGTAATGTTTGCACTACCTACTACCACGTGCGCGTAAGACAAAGCCTCTTCGCACGCTGCCTCATAAAGGAACGTCAAAAGGTTATCGTCGTCGCTACCATCTACCCGGCAAAAGGACTTAAGCCCTGCTAGGTCGATGGCTTGCGGTGTGTATGTAATGCTATTCGCCATTTTAAATAGTAACGTCGGTTGCCAAAGCAAATGAAGCGTCGCGCAATACTGCTACGTCCATAAAGCGCTCTACGTATACTTCTACGATTGAAGACTTCATGTTAGTGTAAGGGTCTACCATAAGAGTAGCACCACCCCAAAAACCAATCTGCACGTCGCTGAAGTTACCGAACAAAATACCGTAGGTGTCGGGGCTGCCGGCAGTCTTCTTGGAAAGGGTCGTGTTGTAGATGTTGTAGCCGTTGGCCGTCTTAACGGGATCGAGCATGCCCTCTACCAAGAAACGACCGCTACCAGCGTCGACCTTGGTCTTTTTCAATTTAGCCACTACGTTAGGGTGAGTAACATAGGCCAAACGTCCGTCCAAAGCGTCGGCGGCTGCCAAAGCTGCTTCCATGTCTACCAAGTCGTCGAAAGAAATAGCGCCCAAGGTCAAAGCTTGCCCAGCCAATTCGGTGTAGATGCCGGAAGGTTGGTTAGATGCACCAGTACCGTTAAGTACGGCGTTCTCAAGTCCTTTGTTAAATGACAAGTTGAGCTGGCCGATAATACGCTGCTCGATGCCGCGGCTATACTCTTGGCGTAACAGTTGGTTAGACATAGACGCAGTAATTACGGCACGCTTTGGCGACATAGTTACTTTGTCGAAGTTAATGTCTTGCGCGCTATCGGTTCCCGTTTCAGTCTGCCAGTTCAAAGAGTAGCTAGAAGTCTGCTTGGGGAAGTCTACGTTACCTACCAAGTTATCGGCTACGCTGCAAAGGTTGAGCATAGGCGTATTGGGGTACAAGAAGTCTACGTAACGGCCAGGCTCGGTAAATACCAAGTCAGAACCGGTGGTAGCACCTCCGGCAGTTTGGGTACGCTTGAAAAGGAACTCGGGCAAGTTTACTGCGTGAGAGTCGCGGTAGTCTTGGTTAAGCTTGCGCTTTTCGTTAATACCTTCCTGGTTTACTTCTGCTTCTACGCCAGTAAGTTTACCGTTACGGGCCTCATTGATAGCCTTAACGATATTGAATTTAGCCAGGTCGCGCTCTTCGGATTTAGAGAGCTTGCCCTGAACTGCGGAAGCGTCTACGAAATTCGCAGCGCGTTCCTCGGTGTTTTCTACGTTTTCCACGTTTTCGGGTTTTGTTTCAATTACTGGTTCCGCCAGTTCGGGTTCTTTGTATTCTTGTTGTGCTGCCTCCAAGCTGCGAAGAGCTACGGAAGTAGTAGGGTTTGCGCCACGGGGCGTAAGGCTAATATCGTAAATTTCGCCTACCTCTTTAATAACGCGTAAGGGTTTTTCGCTGCGTACGTCTAGCCATTCTTCGCTTTTTACGGTGAATGCCCAGCTCGCCTGGTCTACGTCCCCACGTCCTACAAGTGTACGTACTTCGTTACCCGTCGCGGTGTCGGGAAGTTCGAAACCGAACTTTAAGCCCGTTTCGTCGGTCGTAAGTTCTAGGGTTCCTTTACCTTTATTTCTTCGGGCCAGTACCTTGTCGTAGTCGTGGTTGTATAGAGCATGGATGTCGTAAGCGTCCAAGTTATCGAAGGCGCTACGCTCGATGCGTTCCCTAAAAGAACCCATGTCATATTCTCGAAAGTTTGCGGCGTATCCGCTAACGTTTCGTCCTTCTCCATCACTCGGCAGCGGTAGGCTGCGTGTTTCCTTGTTGTCCATTGTTTACGTCATTTTGTGGCGCCATGTGTAAAGGCTTGTTATATACGTCCCCGTCAGCAATAGGGGCTAGGCCCTCTTCCTTACGGATCTCGTTAGCACTCATTACGCCTATATTCCAGTAACTTACGTTACGTTGTACCTGGGTCATAATGTCCCCACGCATAAGCGCTCGCATGTCCAAGTTAAAGCGGCGGTTTCCGTTAAGAACTTTCGCCGTAAATTCCATTTCGATAAGTTCTACTAACGGGCGAATGCAGTCAGTAACGAACTGGGCGTTTTGTGCCTCAATACTATTTGAATAGCCGGCGCCTTCCATGTGGCCTACCTTATGCGGTGGCACCTTGTAAAGGCGGCAAATCTCCTCTACACCAAAGCGCAGCGTTTCTAAAAACTGGCTCTCGCGCATGCTCATGGCTACGGGCTTGTACTCCGCACCTTCGGTAAGTACCGCCGTACCTCCGGAGTTATCACCAGCGTAGCGAGCGTCGAACTGTTGGCCGATTTGGCGTACGCGGTCAGCGTCGCGAATAGTACCCTGGATTTGAAGAATGCCCTTTGGCGTAGCACCTCGGCCGTAGAAACTGCCAAGGTGTTTAGTAGCCGCCATATTGGTACCGATCGTTTCGCGGGCGTAGGTAATCGGGCTTACGCCTTGGATGCCGTCAAGCGTCCAAAGTTTAAGGTGAATAATTTGACTAGGCTCTAGGTTCAGCTTGACGCCGTTGGTTAAGTGTACCTGGTAACGAAGTTGGCCGTTTGTTGTGTCAACCGTTACTAGGTCGGTGTCGACTAGCTCGAACCCGGCAAGGCTAGCGCCATTACGCATTGGAAGTACGTAGGCATTCCCGCGCAATAGTAACTGGGTCATCATTGCCTTTCGGAAGGCGTAAGAGTTGTAGCTGCTATTTGGCGAAATGCGTACCATATCGTCGATAGAGCCAGGGACGTATACCGTACCCTCTTCCGTTTCACGCACTAGGCGAAAAGGAAGGCTGGAAATAGTGTCTGCTATAAGGTTAACGCACGCGTAGACCGCGGCTACCTTCGGCGCATTTGTGCTACTTACATTCTCACCGGCGGTAGTGCCGGTGCCTCCAAAAAGGTTAATAAGCCAGGGACGGGGATTAACTACCCCCGAAATACTGCGCTTTACTCTGTCGTAAAATGATGCCATGCGTGCGCGTAAAGTTTACAAAATAAAAAATGAATATGCAAATTTAAACGAAAATAATTTCTTCCGTGTCGTATGCGCTTAATCCCGTTTGCGCGTTGTGAACGTAACCAGCCATGGCCGTAAGTACTGCCGCGGTGCCGTCGATGCGGTCGGGTGCCTTGTCCTTTTGAAAAGTCCAGTTGTCGTTCTTGTCTATGTGTAGGCTGGTGTTTGCTATCATCCAGGCGGTAACGGGATTGCCGTCGTGCGTTATATTGCCCGTTACTACGCTACGGTATAGCAGCTTCATGGGTTCGTTAATCATTAGTGCGCTTTGCCGCACTTCGTAACAAAAGTTCTTACCGTAGCGCTGGCGTAGTGTGTCCACCGTTTCGGCTGCGTTCCATGGATCAAAGAATATGCCTTCTACTGGGTGTTCGTTAATTATTCTTTCAATGATTGCCAGGCGGTGGGCCGTGGTCGTTACCTCACCTTTTACTATTTCTAGGTTTCCATTCTTGGCCCAGTTGCGTACTAGGTTGGGGTACTTGTTTTTACGCTTGGCCATGGCGTGGTCAGTTATTTGGTAATACTGGACCGTATGGAACTTTTCGCCATTAAAGTACAATATTGCATAGGCCGTAAAGTCATTTACCGCGGCCAAGTCAACCCCAAGGAAGCACCGCCAGTTATTTACGCTGGTCTTTTTGTTGGTACATTTAAGCCACTTCGCTAGCTCTATATAGGGTTGAGCGCTGCCCGCCCATTGGTTTAGGTGCAGCTTACGTAGACTTAATAGCGTCGGCTCGTCGTGTTTCGCCGTGTTGCTTAACTCTTCCAAGTACTTTAGGCTCACCGTTACCCCTAGGCTGGGGTTAGCCTTTGCCCATACCTTCGGGTCGTGTGGGTCTTCGTTATCTTCTGCGCCGTATATGATCGTAAGCCACGACGGGTCTATTTCGGGGCGCTCTTGTACTTGCTTGGCGTATTCGTGCCACTTGTGGGCAAATGTATAAGCGCCACCCGCGGTAGTAATAGCCACCATTTTAGAGGGGCGTGCCGCCATTGAAGTACGCAGCGCCTCCCATAAGTCCGGCCCCTTTACTTCATTCCAGGCGTGTATTTCGTCGCAAAGAATAAGGCTTGGGTTAAGACCGTGGTTGCTGCCTCCGTCGCTGGTTAAGGTCTTTAGAAAGCCTGGGCGGCCCTTTAACCGTATTTCCTTTCGGTATGGCTCTAGTACCTTTTGTAGTTCCGGATTAAATAGTACCATGTTCCGGACGTATGCGAACAGTATGCCCGCTTGTTCCCTGGTCGCAGCTGCTAGTACTACTTGCGGGTTACTGTTATTCTTAAAGCCTTCTAGCATATGGGCTATGGCTAGCATAGCAATAAAAGCACTCTTACCGTTCTTACGTGGTATCTCTAGCCACACCATGCGCTTGCCCTCACTATTACGTATAAGGTGCCTTTGCCAGTCCAGTAACTTAACTGGCTTGCCCGCGTGTTCGTCTTCCGTGAGAACGCAGTAGCGTTCAATAATGTTTTCAGTCCAGCTATATGCCGCAGTTCCCGCTGTCGCATTCGTTAAACTCATCGTCGAATAGTTCTATTTGTGATTTAAAACGCTTAATAGCTTCGTACGTTACGTCGCTGCGCCAGCGGTTGCCGGTCTTTTGTTCTTGCTCGTTAAACCAGTCCATCTTTTCGGCGTCCTTTTGGTACATTTTATGCAATAGCAAGGGACTACGCCAAAAGCACCCTACACAGTTGTTCATGTAAGCGAAGCGTACGGGCTGGCCTTTCCAGTATTCTTCCACCTGGTCTTTGTATATTTCATCTTCATAAAGTGGAAATTCGGGTATACAGTACGCGTATTCCCTCCATTTGTTCCGCCCGTCGGCGTGCTTTTCGAAACTAGCCTTTACGTATAGCGTTTGGCCCGATGCTCTTTGCTGCATTTTTAGTACCCTCCTACCTTCGTTTGCTCGGTACCCAAAGCGCATTACTGGCACGTCGTCTAGGTTTTCTATGACCCATTGGAGTATTGGTAGGGTTTTTAGTTCGGTAGTACAGTATCTAGCCATTTTATTGGGCAAGTAACCGCCCTTATGGTCTATTACCTTTTCAAAGGTCGGGCCAGTTACCCAGGTTATAGGTCTGCCTATATGCTGCTCTAGGTCTAGCATAGTATATACTATAGTGTCTTCTTCGCTAGTTCCTATAAAGGGCTTTTGTAGTTTGTCTTCTACGTACTGCCTTACCTTTTCGTCTTTAAACTTGCGCGACTCAATACGTACCAGGCTAAATATATCGTAGTCCGCCCGATAGTTGGCGGCCATATAACTAGAAGTCTTGCCTCCGCTTAAACTGTTAATCGAGATTAAGTTCACTACCTACCAGTTTTTCTAATTCTGCTACTTTCTTTTCGGCCTTTGCCAAAGCTTCTAAAGCTGGGTTCTTTCTTATGACTGCTTGGCCTCTATCGGTTATGGCTTCCAGTATTGCGCCGTGCCTTTTAAGGCTCTCTACGCACTCTTTTTGTATACTTCGCCAAAGTTCTAGTTCTTCTTTCATGTTGGGGGGTTTCTAATTCACTACAAAAAAAAGGACAAC